GTGGTTTGATTCTGTGTGTTCAGATCGTCAAACCACTGATTAAAGTCGTTCGCCGAGATCACCGTCTTCAACTGTGCTGATGTGACGTAGGCCATTAGGCGGGCACCTCCATTGGCTCAACCTGCATGGGTGTCTCACGAGAGAGGGTAGGGGACTCAGATATGGGCCGATGCACCATCAGCTTTTCTTCCTGATGCTTCAGAGGGAAGGCGATTGACCCTGTGTGTTTCAGGGAGACTCGGCGATCCACCCATACCTTTATCCCCAAATCCTGACAGCGTTGGCAGAACCACCAGTCTTCAGAGAGGTAGCGGCGGGGCCAGTCGTTCGGGTAGCCATTGGCGGTGTAGTCGTAGACGCCGCTGTGCCAGATGTCCCATGCCGTCTTTTTGTGGTCGGGGTCCTCTTTGTAGGCAATGTCGGGCCACTTATCGATCATCCGTTGAAGAACGGACTTCTCGACGAGCAGGAAGCCTGTGCCGACATAGCGGACGGTCATAAGGCCGTCCTTTGAACCGCCGTCGATCTGCACCGGGTTGCCACAGACATTGATGACTAGCTCGGCGTCGGGGCCGTCTTGCTTCTTGCAATACAGGCCACCCACCACTTCCACGTCGTGTGACATCATCCGAACGATCTGCTCCGGCGAAAATGTCAAATCGCTGTCAATGAAAAGCATGTGCGTGCAGTCGCTTTCCATGAACATTCGGGTGAGGGTATTGCGGGCGCGGCAGATGAGGCTGTCCCCTACTAGGGGCGTTATCTCCACATCGAAGCCGGGGTTCTGCGTCTTAAACGCCCACACCATGTTAAGGGTGGAGGACCAAAAAGAAGGCTCTACCGCATGGTAAACGGGTAGAGCCAAGAACAGTTTCTTACGGTTGCCCGAACCGATTTTCTGCGGTTCGGGTGCTTGTGCTACGGTGTCACCGCTCGCTTCCATGTTATCGCCTTTACTTCCACGGAGGTTAGAACTTCAACTGCAACGTCACGGTAGCGTCGTTGGCAGTGTTGCCGTTCGCTTCGAGGGCGGCTTGGGCGCGGATAAACCGGCGCATACCGTCCGGGGGCAACGTCACATTGACAACGCCAGCGGGGGTGTTACCCGAGGAGTCAGTTACGCGAAGCAGGGGGGCGGCGAACACTGCAATGTTGGCCCAGTTGGCCGCATTGACAGTGCCGTCTGAATTACTGCCCGCGTGCTGGATGACGATGTTGGTGTTCTTCGAGTTGCTTGTGCAAGCCGAGGCCGACATCTTCACCTGAACGGTGACGTATTGATCGGTGGAGTAGGGATCGCCGGTGGTGATAAAACCACCGTTGGCGAAATTGAGGAACGGCCCGAGGTCGAGCGCATTCGTGTTCGCGGTGGCCGCAGCCGCAGGCCCTGCCACCGTGACAATGTAGTTGGCGTCGAGAACGTCGCGCCGGGAGATTGGTTGAAGATTGCTTGTGATTGCCATAAGCGTGATTAGTTCGACTCGGTGTTGGTGATGGAGTCAGTGAGAGTGATGGGGAAGCCGCAGCAGTTGTCCGGCAGCGGCGACCATGCAGGGCGACCGGCACTATTGGCTGCTTGGGTGGAGAAGGTAGCGCCACCGTTCCACGCGCCACTCACATTGACTGTGGTGCGGGACTTTTGCAGCGAATACTGCGCGGTTCGGTTGAGGAACCAGCGAAGGTTGTTTCGGCGAGCCACCGGGATCAATGCGATGAGTGACTGCGCCACTGAGTCGGTGAGGACGTTAGTAGCGCCACTGTCAATGCCGGTAACGGCGAACACGGACTTGTCGGAGCCTACTGTCAAACCAACCCAACAGGACAGGTTCGACACCCACGCAAAAAAGGACTTCGTGGAGTCGGCTGGGTCGGTGATTTGCTGGCGAAACGGAGGCCGCATCGATAATGTGCCGTTGTTGCCAACGTCGAACGCTACACCTTGTGGGTCCATCCAACACAAATATGCGCTGGTGGTGTTGGTCGTGCCCCCGGCTGCGATAGCGAGAGCCGCTTGGTCACGAAGGCCGTAGAAGCCCTTCGCATCAGCGGAACGACCATAGTAGAACTGAGCACCAAGGGTGATCATCGCTTGGCGCATAGCACCCTGCGATTCTAATGTCCATGTGTCGCCGACACTGTTATCGCTACCCATGACAATGGCCTCATCCATGTTGATCGGAGCATCGAGGAGGAACATCTCCTTGAGGTCCTTGCGATACCAGCTTTTGCCACGAGCAGCACCCGCATTGACGTTGCGGAAGCCCGCCGTGGGGAGGGCAGTGCGACGAACAATCTCATACCACGTCCCACTACGAGAACGAGCAGAGACAACATTGAACTCGGGGGCGAGTGTAGTTACGTCCTCAATCAGGCCGACAACTGTGTCGTCGCGCTGAAGGGCGAACAGATCGTAGAGTGAAAGATTTCCAGATGGCATAAATGATTAGTTCTGAGGTTGGAGGCCGTTCTTGGTGAAGTATTCGTCCCAAATGCCGACGGCACGGGCCTTGGCCGCTTTGGTAATCGTGAGGCGATCCTCGGGTTTCTCGAAGCCAGTTTGGCGCAGAGTTTCCACGTCGAGGGTGCGATCCCCGTCCTTGACCTGCTTGGGTGCTTTGGCGATCACGGCGACGGATTTTTGGGCCTTGGCTACGATTTCCTTCAACGCGGGGAGAGAAATCGCTTCCACTTTCTTCTCCGCGTTACCAAAAATGGTATCGTCGGTGAGAGGGATGACTTTGCCTTCACGGCCAGCCTGTTCGACGAGGGCAACTCGTTCGGCTTTGTCAGCCTTGGCGATGGCTTCCTTGTTACCCGCTTCGATCTTCTCGTCGAGGGCTTTGAAGCGAGCATCGAGGGCATCAATTCCAGCCGCCTTGATTGCTTTGGTGATTTCACCAGCGATGTCAGGAAGCACGGGGGCCTCCGGCTTCTTGCTGATGGCCGCGAGGATTTCAGCCTCCGTGGCGGTGTCCGCGAGGCCAAGGGCCTTCGCAAATTGTTTGTAGTCCATAGATGGTTTAACTGCTTTGTCCGCTTTCCAGAGGTCGAAGACGCTCTCGGGATTAGCGGGGCGATCCACGAGAGATATTTCTTTGAGCCGAAGACGGGTAATCGCCTTCCCTTGCACGGAGAGAGCTTCACCGCCGATGGAGAAGCCTTTGTAAACCCCGGTAGTGACCTTTTTGACAGCTAACGGATCGACTATGAGTGTCGTTACTCTTGTCTTTCCATCGGGGGTTACATCGGCTGAAAGGCAGGTGCCAGCAGCGGAATCGCCTTTGTGCATTTCACGGACGGCCCCGAAACGCATGTAATCGGGGAGCGCCTGTGTCATGGCGTCGGCGGTGATTGTCTGTCCGTCTGAATCTAACGCTTCAGAGGAGGCGATGCCTGAGACGACTAGGGTGCCGTCTTCTCGCTTGTCGAACTTCTCTATCGCGCCAAATAGTCGCATTACGCCGACTATGACGCACTATAGGGGTGGGGGCCTATACGGCCCCTGCGTAGCTTGCGGGGAGTTCTAACAAAGCATCAATCTGCTTCGTCAAACTTCTCGTAGGTGCGGCAGAACTCCTCAGCACGAATGTGGAAGGTGCCGAGGCTTTGAAGCTTGGGTTTGTCCCCCGGCTGCGGAGTAGGCGTGTAGCCCTTTTCCACAACAAACACAACTTCCCAAGGATATGCTTTGCACATTACCTTGCCACTGTTCCGATCAATGATGTCCACGAGGACATCTTCGACAAGGGGAGCATCTGCTTCGGAACTGAAGCGGTATTGCAGGTTCATGGGGCTGTAGAAAACTTCGTGGCCGTTGACAATCTCAACGTTCTCTTTGCGCTTCTGGAACTTTTGATCGATCTGCTTCTCGTAATACTTCTTCAGGTCCTCTGTGGTATAGAGGGACGGGAAGGGTTTAACAGGTGTAGTGCTGGGCGCTGCTGGCGCTGCTGTTACGTTACTCATAGTATTGCTGACTTTGGGGCATGGTTTTCTCTAAAAGCTCGTAGCGGCTGACTTTCCACCAACCACGAGGGACGGTGATTTGGCGGGCTGTTTTGAAGCGGCCCTCTTTGAATAGCTGAAGTATTCGACGCTCGGATATGCCGAGAATCTTGGCCGCTACATGGACATCTACTAAACTGCTCTGCATCGCCTTTTCTTTGTTTACCAACTCTGCGGCGTTGGTATGCCGTTGCTTCCTATGTCTCGATGGGCTGTGCCGAGCATCATGTCTTGAAAGACGAGGGCACCGTCGTCGGCTACTTCACATTGGTAGAGGGGGGTGGAGAAGTCTTGGTTGGGGCTGGCCTCATACTGTCCGTTGCCCCAGCGCACGTTCCAACCTCGGGGGACGGTGAACCAACCACGCATTCCACGGAACTGGCCGGGGCGAGGCGTGTTGTCGTCGATGTGGTAGCCAAAAAGGCGACCGTCTAAGTTGTCAAGGGTGGTGTCGTTGAGGAACATTTCTTTAGTTGCTTGAGGGCGAAGTCGGCTGTTTCAATATCTCCGGCGAGTCGTGCGTCTTTTTCGAGGCGTCGGAGTTCGTCAGCATCAAGTTGGGTGATGAACTGTTTCCACGGTTGATCGGGTGGGATGTTCCAGAGGGTGTCGAACATATGAAGTCAACGACTTCGAGGATTTCAAAATGAGACATCATGGATGGTAGTAGGTGAAGGTAATCAAGTTGAGCTTCCACCCTTGGTTAGTCCTTCGATCAAATTCGTCAACGAACGTTTCTCGCATCGCCCAAGCCTTCAAGTGCATGTTGAGAGCGTCCGCGTAATACTGCATCCAATCAATTCCCACTAGGCCCTCCCATCGGTTTTGCCACCGGCTCCGGCGCTCTTTCCAATTCAAGCCCGAGACGCTCACTTAGCACTGTGATAGCGCCCTCTGTGGGCTGTAAGCCAGCCTGCTTGAGCTTTGCCAGTGTGTCCGCTTGTCCAACCGCATCGCCTTCCCTCTTTCCGCCCCATGTTAATGTGGGTGGGTTTCCGGGTATGCCGTTGATTCGCAGATAGTAGGCGAATAGCTGAGTTGTGAGCGTCTCGGAAAGTTTGCGGGTGTCATACTCCCTGATGTCGTCGCGGACCTCGCCGTGGAAGTCGGCCATACCCGATCCCAAGCCAGTATTTTTCGCAGTTGAGGACAGGACTTGGCCGACGACAACCTTACTGACTTCTTCGTTGCAAGCATCCTTAAGAGCTTTGTAAGAGCTAGACGCATCACCACTGGCTGCTTGCTCCATTTCGATCTTCGCATTCTTGTTGACCACCATGCCGCCAATCTGTGTGGCCATCGAGAAGTTCTGCTGCAACACATTGACGGTGTTCTTGTCCTGCGTATCTACATACCCAACGAGGAACGGGTTGCCGTATTTCTGCATGTAGATGCCCCACCAGTCTCGACCCTTGGTAGCGAGGAGCCACCAGAACAGTATAGCCCGCATCTGTCCACCGTAATTATCACGGATCGAGCGAGATAGAAAATTGCCCCGGTGGACGATGTGACGGCTAACGTCGGGCTGATAGGAGTTCTTGAGCGAATAATCAATAGTGCCGTTAGCAAGCGTCGAATAGAGGCGAATATCGCTTTCATAATCGGCTTCGTAGCCCGAGGTGGATTCGGTAAATGAACCGGGGCTGGCATAACCTGCTTGGAAACTCAACAATAGATAATTAACAGGGTGAAGTTCCTTGAGGAGCCAGCGCACCGGGAATTCCAGTGTGTCTTCGCTCGTCGGTTGACGAAAAACCTTTTCGACGACGGCCACCGGATAAAGTGTTGCTTCGAGGAGATGGGAGAGGCCGTCAAGCCAGTTTTCGCACTTGGCGATCATTTGGCGCACTACGTCAGCGGCGTGTTCGTCCTGTGCGTTACCTTTCTCGTAGGGGATAACTTCTTGGGGGCCTTTCGTGACAACCATCTTGCGCTTGGCCCACTCCGCCTGAAGATGGGCATAGTTAAGCACCATGTCACGATATAGGGTAAACAGAAGCACAGTATTGCCACGCTCGGCAGCGCGAATAGCGGCTTGGATGCGTTCGACATCGGTAGTGACGCTAAGATTAGGTAGCTCGCCAATTCCAGACAGAATAGCGCGGCGACGAGCAGGAACAGCATAGTCGAGGGTGGGTTCGCTAGTAGCAGTAGGGGCGGCAGGAGCAGCATTCTTCGGCTTTACGA